GGTCGATTTCTTTGAAAGACCGATTATGAGAGTGCGTTACAATGATAGCGCGGACGTTTTTCCTCAATCTGAAGAAGTTACTCAGTATGAGGGAGCCACGGATTCGACGAATCAGAATGTCACTTTTGTGGACACACATCCAGGATATGTGGCCACTATTGTGAGTGATACTGACGAGTTGCGTGATGCCGCTTTGGCATCCGACGCAACATTAGACGAATTCTTTTCCAGGCCAATTCGGATAGCAACGCAGGAGTGGGCAGTCAATGCTTCTACTTTTGTGAAATTCAATCCATGGTCTTTGTATTTTAACAATCCGCGTGTGATCAATCGTATTGCTAATTACAAATTGTTGAGATCTAAATTGCATGTCAAGTTCATGATTAATGGAAACGCTTTTCATTATGGACGTGCTATTGCATCTTACAACCCTCTTCCTGAGGACGATCAAATGACTGTAAACAGAGGATTTTTTCCTGTAGACGTCGTTGGTGCAAGCCAGCGACCGCATGTTTACTTAGATCCTACAAATTCTCAGGGGGGCGAAATTGTGTGTCCATTCTTTACCTATCAGAACGTTTTGTCCATTCCAGGTCAGGATTGGTCAAATATGGGTGAGATTATCATTCAATCGCTTCAAAATCTTAAACATGCAAATGGTGCTGTGGACACAGTTACTATTAACGTGTTTGCGTGGGCGGAAGATATTAAGTTCGCTATTCCCACGCACGCCGAGCCAGGTTCAATTGTTCCTCAAGCAGATGAATATTCAAAGAAACCAGTTTCTATGATTGCAGGTGCCGTTGCTAAGGCAGCTGGAGCATTTGCAAACGTACCAGTGATTGGTCCGTATGCGCGCGCAACAGAAATAGGCGCGCGCGCTATGGGGTCCATTGCGACATTGTTTGGTTTTAGCAGACCGACATTGTTGGACACTAGTCAATATCGACCTATGACTAAACCGAATTTGGCTGTTACTAATTTGCCTGATGATACAATTAAGTTGAGTGTTGATGCTAAACAAGAATTGACTTTGGACCCACGCACTGTTGGGTTGACAAATGTTGACGAGTTGGCGATCACTAACATTGTTAAACATGAGTCGTATTTAACTCAGTTTAATTGGAATGTTGGAACGAACGGTGAAGCTCTTTTGTATAATATGAGAGTTGATCCAGGAATCCACAACAAATTGTCTCAAGAGATTCATTTAACGTCGTGTGCATATGCAGTCCTTCCTTTTAAGTATTGGAGGGGAACAATGAAGTACAGATTCCAAGTAGTGTGTAGTAAGTATCATAAGGGTCGTATGAAGATTGTTTATGATCCTGAATCCACGAGTGGGTTGTCGGCGGAGTACAATACCGCTTATACAACCATCGTGGACATTTCCGATACTACTGATTTCACAATCGACATTGGATGGGGCCAATCTACAACTTATAGGGAAGCACTGCCCCCTACTACTGCTATTGCTGATATGTTTTCTACATCAGCATTGGGAAGTAAATTTAATGTTGGGAACGGCACTTTGTCAGTATATGTTGTTAACGAATTGACGGTACCTAATACGACCATTGATAATGATATTGCTGTGAACGTTTTTGTTTCTGCAGGAGATGATTTTGAGGTAGCTGAACCAAACAATGATTTTCTATCTAAGATGAGATTACAAGTTGCACCACAGTCTGAGGATGTGTTACCACAATCGGAGGAGACTATGAAGATGGATTCTCAGCCGCAAAAGCCACCGTCGATTAATACGATGGCAAATATGACTACTACTGAGGATCATACACAATTGGTTCACTTTGGAGAGGTGATTGCAAGTTTTCGTCAGTTGATTAAACGTTACAATTTGCACGAGTTCATGCCTCAAAGTTCTTTGGGAGGTACTGCACCTGAGACTCAGCTTGCTGAATATGCTCGAGGTGCGATGCCGTATGATCCAGGGTATACTAATACTTTTGGTAACATAACGGAACTTTTGACTGATGGTGATTATGCGTATGCTAACATGACTTTCCTTCGATATGCCACTTTGGCTTTTGCAGGATGGCGAGGAGGCGTTCGTTATTATATTGATACTACAACTGGAGATCCTGATCAAGGATCTGGAGTCATCACTGTTTCTCGAGAAAATGAGGACGAAGCATTGCTAGGAAATTTTGTGTCTATTATGAATTCCGTTTCTTCCAAAACAGGAAAAGCTCAGCTGATTGAGACCTACTACAGGTTAGCTGGGCATGAGGGAACTCACACTCAATCTACTTTGGTGAATCCATCTGTGTCTTTTGAAGTACCGTATTATTCAAGATTCAGATTTTCACCAGCCAAGGCTAGAACCAATTTTGCAGGATCAGGATTGCCTAATGAACCCACTTGGCGAATGATAGTTATGAGCAAGGTCAGCTCTATCTATGCAAACTACAGGGTCTACGTAGCAGGTGCAGAAGATTTTAATTGCTTCATGTATCTGGGACCCCCTATCCTCTATTATGAGGGTACGATACCTACATCCTAAAACCACTTACGGGGTGGTTAATTCAACATTTGATTACAAGATTGTTGCATTATTTTCCGATTTTTTGATATAAAATCGATTTTTTACATTCGTAAAGCCGCGAATACGGTCTCTGTTATGAGGTCGTTGGCGATATTGTCGAAGTTGTATAGTACTATTTACAACTCTGGTTTATCGCCAGAGTTACCCCTCTATAGTAATTTTTTAGAGGGCCCGAGAGGGTTATATGTGCTTAACTTCAATGATACGTCAGATATTGTACTACTGTTAGTGTGCTAGGTTGGAAATACCATGGAACACACTGACCTTATCTG